GTTATCGCTCGATTTTTTTAATATACTATATTAGTAAAATATGTCAGCTGCTTTGATCGATCTAGTATCAGTAGGTGCACAAGATGTGTACATCACAGGCGACCCACAAGTCTCATTTTTCAGACAAAACTATAAACGTCATACCAACTTCTCTATAAAACCAGAACGTATGGATTATATCGGAACATTCACTTCAGGCAATGAAGTATCTATACCTATCAAATCGAAAGGTGATCTTTTGAGTTACGTGTGGATTGAAAATGCCAATATTAACAATAATAATCATGATAAATGTATTTTTAAATCCAAGAATACAACATCGGATGAAACTTCACCAACTGAATTCTCTTTGTGGATTGGTGGTCAAGAAGTTACAAAACTGGATTCACTTTTTATTAATACCATACATAATACGTTATACAATGAATCGTCGGCGAAAGCGGTGTGTGCCGCGACGACCCAAGATGGTGGTGATAATGTTTCCCCCAATAGTTACATAATCCCATTCTTCTTTAGTGAAGATTGGACGAAATCTTTACCACTCGTCGGTCTTCAATACCACGAAGTTGAAATTAGAATTAAGTGTAGAAATGGTACGTTTAACTTGGGTTCTTCTCCAAAGGTATACGGTTCGTACGTATTTGTCGACACAGATGAGCGCGAATTCTTTGCAAACGGTGAACACGAACTTCTCATTACACAAACACAACATCAACCAATGTCTGCTTCCGATACGTCGGTCGATCTTTCGTACTTTAACCACCCAGTAAAGGCCGTTCATATAGCTGCGGGTTCCACTATTGGAGACGCCAACGCTGAAATCGACGCCACATCATACACTTTAACTGACGCGTCTATGTTCATCAACGGTGCTCCACTCTTTGAAAATATGACACACGAATACCACAGAAACATCGTTCCATCGAGACACTGTTCGGTTCTTAACACCACGGTCGATTCGGAAAAAATATATACATGGCCATTCTGTCTTACCATGAACAAGTCTCAACCAACGGGTACCTTGAACTTTTCGCGAATCGATAACGCGAAGATAAATATTAATACTCCAGGGAGTACAAACATTGATATGATTCGTGCGTATGCGGTCAACTATAACATTCTCAGGATTAAGAATGGTATGGGTGGCGTCGCATTCGGTAACTAATAATTAATTATAACGTCCCCGTAGAACCAAAACCTCGGTTCGCGCGCATAGTTTTTTGTAATTCATTTACTTCTTGTATAAGAGGTGTCGAACACTTCTCTAAAATCAACTGAGCAATTCTTTCCCCTTGTTTAATTTCGAACGGAACTGATCCGAGATTAAATAAGCAGACCTTAAGTTCACCCGTATAATCAGGGTCAATCACACCCGCCCCGACGTGAATTCCGTATTTTACAGTTAAACCTGATCTAGGCGCTATGCGACCATAACACCCATAAGGAATAGTCGCACACACACCCGTACTTACAATATCCCTAGAATTTGGTTGAATAACCAAATCGTTTAAACTGTATAAATCGTACCCAACTGAACCTGGAGACGCGCGTGTCGGTAAAGTTGCATCCAGTGTTAATCGTTTAATTTGAAGTGTTTCCGGCATTATATTTTATTTATATACTCAAACTTTCTTTAATTTATTTAATCGTCTCACAAGTATCCATAAAATTATAAAAAGTATAACTGTTTGAATAAAAAATACATCTCCATTCGTTACATTATACCCAATAATAGGAATACGAATCATACCATAATCTTTAGTATGACATATCGTTTTTTCACCCCTATTATACATATACTTTGTTAAGTCTTCTATTATTTGAGGACAATACCTTTTATACCTATTCGTACTTATTTCACCTCCCATTATATTATCTTCATCCGTCCAAAACGAATTTTTATAATCAACCTTTTTATTTAAATTTTTAATACCATTTGTCTCCATATCAATGTGTGTCGAATGCTTATGGTTTATTATTTTTTGCGCACCTTCACGTGTAATAAAATATGCCGCTGTCGACCCCGAATACTTAGTATTTTTATCTTTTGTTTTAGGACATATACCATCACAGTGTAAACTTAGATAATCCCAATCTATATTATCAAGTTTCTTTTCCAAATGATCAACGTTAGTAAATAAAGGAAAAGCATCGTCTTCCATTATCAAAGCAACGTTATAAGGATCATTATCTAAAAAATATTTAAGTGCTTGTATATGACTATACGTACACCCAATACCAGATCTAGACGCAAAACTATCGACTCCTAAAAGAAAACCAAAATGTTTTTTTATTTCTATTTTACTAATGTCATCGTACATATACCCACTTATACGCGTAGGATATATACCAACCTCGTTAAGTTTATTTTCCTGAACTTCGTACCGTTTCTTTTGCGAATCCAAATTTATAACATATGTATTAAAATACATTATATATTATATTAACATTATATTTAAAAGTATAAGTTCAATACTAATTAATAATGAGTTTGAAAATCATAATGGGGAACATGTTTTCGGGTAAAACGTCCGAACTCGTTCGACGTTTAAAAAGGTACGAGGTTATAGGAAAAAGTATACTCGTCATAAACTCGAGTAAAGATACACGGTGTTTAGAACACGTTCTACGAACACATGATAACATGAAATTTGATTGTATAAAAACAAATAATCTTAACGAACTCAATTACGATAAAGTAGACATAATAGCCATAGACGAAGCGCAGTTTTTCATAGGGTTAAAAGTTTTTGTTAAAAAGGCACTTGGTGACAGTAAAACAGTTTTATTAACAGGTCTCGACGGTGATTATAAACAGGATAAAATAGGTGAAATTTTAGATTGTATACCACTCGCTGATAAAGTTTTCAAATTATCAGCTATGTGTATGGAATGTATGGACGGAACACACGGTCCTTTTACGAAACGTATCGTTAATAGCGATAAGGTCGAACTCGTAGGTGGTAAGGAAATGTACATGGCCGTTTGTAGAAAACATCTTTAGAAAAAAAAATATTCAATTATACTAAATGGATACCCAACCCGAAAAAAGTGCCAAATTAACCGATATTCAATTCTTTTTGTTTACCATGCCAGCTATAGTAACTTTAACATTAGCATTACTCATATTACTCGATAAACGTGCAAGACAAAACCCAGTAGCGTATATATCCCTATTCTTATCTGGTACACACTTGTACCATCATTACACGCTCACAAGATTACAAAACAAGATAAAGTTATAAATAGTATAATATACAATTAAAAATGTTTATGATCGAAGAACCTTACGGATTATCACAATTTCAGTGTTGGTTAATATCACTCACACTCGGAATTGTTTTAATAAAAAGAAAACGTCGCGGTGAAAATTATCTTGACGAATTATAAATGAACGCATTACAGGGAAAAGCACCTTTCATGAGCGCCGTATTTGCAAATCTTATTTTTCAGGGTCTCGTCGCGTACCAATCCGCTAAAACCGTCATAGAAAGCCCATCGTATAGCGAATTCATGGCCAGAAATGCACTGTTTAATTTACTCCTTTTAATAGGTTTATTTTTAGTACTCGTATTTACTAAATTAAGTTTACCGTTCAAGTTTGGTCTATTCACGATCATATCGATTCTCATGGGCGCTTACCTTTCGCCACAAGCTAATATAAAAGAGGCACTTTTAGAGGTCGTTACTATATTCATAGGTATGTTTATACTTGGTCTTCTTAGCGTCCAATTCGGGTTCGATCTAAGACCACTCGGTGTACTCTTATTCTTCGGTCTCTTAGCGCTCATACTCTCGCGACTCTTTAGCCCCGGTGAAAAAAAATACGCGAAAATAGGGTCGTTACTATTTGCCTTATTTGTTGTTTTTGATACAAACAATATCTTAAAAAAGAATTACGGTGGTGATTTCATAGATGCATCGCTCGATTATTTCTTAGACATAATCAATTTACTCCAGTATAGAATGGACGATTAACATATTTTTCTGCTAAAGTTTTCCTTTAGTATAAAAATATATATCAATGATAAGAATGAGTTCTAATAGAATTAATAATAATAATAATTCAATGAATAATAACAAAACCAATACAAATGAAAATGAAAACGAAACCATAAAAAGAAATAATAATAATAATGTTGGGTATAACCTTAATAAAAACAGGTTTATATATAGACCAAAAACAAATATTAAAAATAATAAAATTAATAATAAAAATAGAAATAAAATTGTTAGTGCCAATGCCAGTCATAAGGTTTATACTGGTGCCAACCGTAAGGTTTATACTGGTAAAGTAAGAACGTTACCTTTAAAAAAAATAGGGAAAAATTGGCACCCACTAGAAAAAAATTTTTCAGTTCCAAAAAATACCACAGCGAACATTGAATATAGAAAAAAAATAGGGAAGTTGAAAAAACGTGAATCTGGTCCAGTTTCTTCAAAAGTTCGTAAACCAATAAATAGAAATAGGGGTGTGGTAACGAACAAAGCCCGAAACGTCGCGCAGAAGTTGCTTTCGACTTTCCCTAATAATGTATCACAAACTAATATACGCCCAAATACCATTAAAAAGTTACCAAACAGATTAGGTGAATTTATAAATCAGGATTTTAACACGCTTGTTAATAATGCTAATAATATATTTACAAGAGGTCTTAAACTAATATATAGTAAATCGGTGTATACCCAGATAACAAGATTTTTATCAAACAAAAATACAAACAGTCGAAAAGAAATAATTGCTAAACAAATAGATCAAATAAAAAATAATTACGTTCCACTATCTAATGATATGAAAACAAGAGATTTTAATAAGCGTACACAAGGCGATACAAATTTTGAAATAGATTTCTTATTTCTTATATGGTTGGATTTAACACACGACGGATCAACAAAACGGACTTTTCAGCAATTCTTAGAATCAAGTTTTAAAAAGATATTCATAAAAGGTGATATTACATTACCTCGCGGAAATACACCAATGATTAACAATATTTTAAGTTTATACAACAAAAAATCTGGTATTAAACAGGGTAGTAATGGTATTATATATAAAGATGGTACGGGGAATTGGGAAAAATTAATTAAACATAATTTAGATCATATATTTGGAATAAATGAAGGTATTAGTATCTTATCCACACAAATAAATGTGAGTTCTATTAAATCCAACGTTACTAATCCTTTATTAGTTCATATTGATGCTGAAAGTAAAAGGGGTGTAATAACAAAATTACAAGAGAGAAGTAAATTAGGGGGTAAAAGGAAAATTATGAAATTTAACAATATAACTAATCTAATTGACCCAGGTGTTTATAAATCCAGTTCTTTTGAATCTGAACTATCTCCATTTCTCACACAAAACTCACCAAAATCTCGCCACTATTGGAATTTTGACGAAACAAATTTTAAAATTGGAAATCTATGGATAAAACCAACGTTAAATGATACTTATATATTAAATAAAGGTAATCGTGAAATAAATGCAGGTGTGTCCGCAGCACAAGCGAGTACGGCAGCAAATACTACTAATATTGATACCATTCTTGGAAAATTTTTAGGTGATTTTGCACAAATATTATACTTAGCTAATTTGAGTCACTCGAGACAAGGAATAGCACTAGGCACTAACGATGCTATGATGTCAGCAATGTATATTTTTATATTTAAGCGTTGTAAAATTCGAAATCCACCACTTTTAATAATAGATACCGGTGAAAATAATAGTGCACTTTTTTACGGGTTTAATAATGGTAATTATATAAATTTAAGTAAAGGTGTTAAAAATACAAGCGTACATAAACTTCAAGAAATTCAAAGAGCCCCTAATACCAATATGACTATGCGTAATAACAGGTTTCCATCATCATCTAAACGAAATAGAACAGTGTCAAGACTTAATACGATTAACGAAAGTTTTAATTCACCATCACCACAAACTAATAAAAAACGTAAAACTAATACTCCCCCTTCCCCTCCAAAGAAACGAACTTTATGGGAAAAAACGAAAAAGGCATTGTTCAAAAAGAAAAAATAATTTTATAACTATATAATAAATGACCCGAGTTCATTTAAAAAAGAGTCCAAGACTCGATAAAAAGTTCCGCATCACGTTCGAAAACGAACGTTTCGTTGATTTTGGTGCAAGGGGATACTCAGACTATACACTACACAAAAATCCTATGCGTATGCGTTCTTACGTAACGAGACATGGCGGATTCGTTCCACACATGGTCCAAAAACAAACCGATCCTAAACTTATTCACGTAAACATGCTCGATGTTACTAAAAGCGATACAGAAAACTGGGGTAAAACAGGTATCTATACGGCAGGGTTTTGGTCACGTTGGCTTCTTTGGAGCCAACCTACTATGGAAAGTGCTAAAAAAACAATGACTAAGAAATTTGGTTTAGTTTTTCTTTAATACCGCGTTTTTTAAGGTTCGCTTTCAAAGCGGTCATTAAATTCGCGCGAGGGTTACGTACCATAGGACGTGGAGGTGGAGGTGGAGGTGGAGGTGGAACTGGTGCACGTCTGACTGGTGTCAATGTTGTTTTCGAAGGTTTTGCTTTTGGTAAAGGTACGTTAGAACCAGACATGGTTTTGAATAAAGATTTACACGTACGTAAAAGTTTTTTTGTCTCTCGAACCTGAATTTCCAAAGCCGGTGCTTGTCGTCTTTGAATTTTCATATCGAGTTCCTTTTCGGTTAACGGTACGCGTTTACCTTTAATCTTTTTTGTTACGCGAATACCGAGTCGTTTCGCTTCGGCTTTTAACGAATCAATCTTCATTTATATTAACCAATAATATTTTATTAAACTAAAAAAAGTTGTCCGTTCTATACATTTTAGCCTGGAATGAACCCGTTTGTCCTAAAACCGAAACGTCTTCATTACCATAGAATTCCTGACACCCAATATCTTCCATACAATCACGCGCATTATGTGTAATAGGAAGCGGATATTTCTGATCACCTGGTGTGACCGTATAATAATGGTACCTGTCGCGTCTCCCACGGACCTCTTTACCGTATAAAGGTAAAGTTTCCTCATCCGAACCCATCAATATACCCATTTGTTGGACATGTCCGGGTTTGTATTGTTTGATTGGTGGATCTCTATATTCTGTCTCGACTGGAACGCGTACTGGTACTTGAACCGGTACTTGAACTTTTATAGGAACTTTTTCTTGTTTTTTAATAATTATAGGGTTATAAAACTGATACACGATAATTGCAATAAGTACGATTACAGTAACAAATAATATTTTTGTTTTATTTTTATTCGTAATCTTCATTTATATCTACGTAGATTTTTTCTTTAGTTTGTATAGTGGTGAAAAATCAATACGATTTAAACGAAACTGCACAAGTAACCACAAAAAGAATAAAAGACTTTTTAGTAAATTATTCGCAGATGTATCATCCATTTTGTATATAGGTCCGACAACGCGTCCAAAAAAAGTTTCTTCTTTTTTATTTCCTGTAACAGCCATTTCCATTTGCGTTAATGCACATGTATCATCGTTCACAGACCAATGGTAAAAAATAAAAGGTACCAAAAGTGAATAAAATTCTAAGTTTTGTTTATTTTTCGTGAATGGAACTACAAGCATAGTTATAAGGAAAAGTAAATGGATAAAAAATATAATGTTCATATCTATTAGTATGAGCGAAGAAAAGAAACTGCCTAAAATATGGCATCCACAACAGGAAAAAATACTTAAGGCTTGGGGTGAAGCCGCTGCCTGTTATAGATATATGCATTACCAGGCGTATTGTTCATACAAGAATCAGAGTATGAAATTCACAATACCTCTTATAATAGTAAGTACTATTACAGGTACGGCGAACTTTGCTCAAGAAACATTTCCTCCTACTGTCCAACCTTTTGTACCATCCGCAATCGGTGGTTTAAATCTTATTACCGCTATAGCAACTACTATAATGCAATTTCTTAAAATTAATGAACTCATGGAAGGTCATCGCGTTGCTTCGGTCCAATACGGTAAAGTTTCGAGAACTATTCGACTCGAATTAACATTACCACTTTCAGAAAGAACGCAAAACGGTACAAATATGATAGAAAATATGCGTGCGGAATACGATCGTTTAATAGAACAATCCCCAAACGTACCTAAATATATAATAGACTCTTTTGAAAAAGAATTTCCCGATGATAATGCATTTTTCAAACCGGAGATCATGCATATTCAACCAATAACACCTTTTAAAGCTATAGCAGAAAATACAATAATGACAAAATTGAAAGATGCTGTAGGTGGTACAGCAAAAAGAGAACTTAAAAAGGAACTCGATGATATACGAGGTAACGTACAGACCGCCAAGAAAACAATAAAAGCTGATATAGAAAGTAAACAACAACGTATAAATGAAATATCGGATTTAAAAGAAAAAGGACTCGTTAGTTTGAAAGGTGATCTCATGAAAGAAATACGTCGAAGAACTGAACTCATGGAAGTTGTGACTGAAATACCCAAAGACGAAACTGATACTACAGAATCTTCGACAGACGATTCGAAAGATAAACAATCATAATAAACATGGTTAAGTTAAAGAAACCAATACAAAATATATAAGGAATAATTTTCTTTTTTAAAGGATCTATTACACGGTCTTGAAGAACATTATTATCTAAAAGAATATCTAAAGCCTGATTAGTAAGATCGTCTCCTTCATCTGTCATGGATTCATTTGTTATAATAAAAAAAGAAAAAAAGAAAAATGTATTAACGCTCCATGAACATGAAATTAAAAAACTTAAACAATATTTAAAAGAAAATAAAAACGTTTTTTTATGTGGACAATCTGGGTACGGTAAAACTTTTGTATTGAAAGAAGTTTTAAACGAATCAAATAGTATAGAAATATGGGATGAGATTCTGAGAAAAAAAGATATTTTTATGGATACTATAAAAAAATCTAATATGTATAGCTATATAGAAGATTACGAAAGTGATATACACGTTTATAAATCTATTATTGAATCCGTATCTAACGGTAATAAAATAACAAATAAACCTATAGTTATAACATCAAAAAATGTTTATTTTATCGATAATTTCGTTACAATTATTATGCCTAAAAGAAGTGAAAAAGAAATAATGTCTCTTAAACCATCACACCCTAATTGTAAGGAAGCCGCTACACTGTGTAAAGGAAATCTAAATAATTTTTTTTATTATTTAGATTTTCCAAGTACAAAAGATGTTTTTAAAACACCAAAAGATATTATAAATGACGTTTTATGTAACGATGAAAATATTGATATAACAGATTCTCTACACGAACATGGTCACGTTTGGTCGGCTATTCAGGAAAATTATATAGACGCGATAGACGATAACGCCGAAAAAATAACAGAATCAATAACAAACGCAGATGTATACGACGTGGAAATGTATAAAGGTGATTGGGACGTCATGCCTTTTTTTACACTAAACGCCATTAAAATTCCAAAAATGTATTTTACTAAAAAGTTAATTCCAGAAAATATACGCCCGGGTAAGTTTTGGACAAAGTTCGGTAACCAAAAAATGAGACAACAAAAAATTAGAAATATACAAATACAATCGTATTCTAAATTTAATCACCATGAATTCATGTTATTTAGAATGTATGCACAAATAGGTGACGTTTCTAAATTTAAAGAGTATAATTTAACACCCCAAGATTTTGACGTCATGAACCATTTAGCTATACAAAATAAACTTAAACAACGCGAAGTTACAAAAATAAAAAAGTTGATTAAAGAAGAAATAGCAAATTAAATCATACTAAATGTCTACAACCACTAACACGGATGACGAAGATGATTTTAAAATCACACGTGTTATTGGTAACGAAATATTATATTACGGGGAAATCACCGACGATGATATTCTCGAATTTATAGAAGAGTTTAAGAAACTCGAAATTAAACTTCTTAAACAAAAGGC